ACCATCATGTCTATAGAGTTTTAAGTTTTCAGTATCTGCACTGTTTAACCAAACATCGCCATTTACCAAAGAACTAGAACCGTCGCTTTGAAGTGTTGGCTCTGTTGCTTTAGTTTGGAAGTCAGTTGAAAGTGTTTGCCAGCCTGTACCATTGTGCTCAAGTAAATCAATATTTGTTGTGCTGATATCTGCATCGTACCATAGTGTACCGTCTAATGTTGAACCTACTGGTGCTGTTGCTTTTGCTTCGTACTCTGCCGCTTCCCAGTTAGTGTTAAGACCTGCACTCATATTAATTGCACCTAAACCGAAACTAGAATTACCTAATTTAAGTTCGATATCGTTACCCTCTGAGTTAACAAGTGTTACTACACCGTCAACATTACTTGCTGTAACTTGGTTTGCGTATGTAGTTGAAGCATTTGCACTACCTAGTGCAGTGTTAATGTCTGCAACTATGTCGTCAATTGAACAATTACCACTTGTTTCTGATGTTAAATAAACATCAATATCAGCCGTGCCAGCATTTACATTTAAACTAAATGCTACGTCACTGCCAGATACCACAGAGTTAGAAACTGATGTGTCGCTTAATGCACTGCTAGAAGCAACTGTTAATGTAGACTTTCCGTTCCATTCTCTTACAACAAATTCTGCTTCGCCGTCGTCGTTGGCGTCAAACCAAAGACTGCCTTTTACAAGGGTGTCGCCAAATCCTGCTTTTGCACTTCTAGAATACAATCTAGTCTCATAGACTTGAGAAACAAATTGACTGCTGTTTGAATTGTATTTAGAAATAACTGGATTTGAGCCGCCTGCAGGCGCTGATGTAGACATATACATGTCGCCTGTTTGTAGCGGATTAGAATCTGATCTAGTTGAAGGCACACTTAAATGTGTAGCAAACTGGAAATCTTTTGATGTTGCCGAATTCCAACCGCTAGTACCAATTTTGTACCATGTACCACTTGCTTTTTCCCAGAAAGAAACAGCATCTGCTGTAGTACCGTCTGAATTAAAATATTTAACACAGTACTCGCCGTCTTTACCGAATGCAGGTTTAGGTGTACCACCTACTGCAATGTCTGCACCTCTAGCAACTAAAATGCTAGAAACGTTTTCAAATTTAGTACCGTTGTAAACTTTTAGACCCCACACAGATGTTCCTGAATCTAACCATAGTGTATCATTAGCAGGTGCGCCTGCTGGAGCACTTGAAGACGCTTCTAATTGAGAAAGGTCTACGTCTGCTCTTAATACATAAGCTCTGTTAGAAATACCAAGATAACTATATGCGGCTTGTAATCCATATTCGTTAGTTTCATGACCATGTTGTGGTGTTCCGCCAACTACTTTAAAATTTGGATTACCATATGCTTGTAATAACTCTCTCTGACTTGTAATCTGATAGAGTTTATTTGCTGTTGCTGATGTAGTATAAGTCGCTGTTGATGTACCGTCTGGTGCAGTCTTGTCTTGTGCTGTTGCAATAACTAGCAAAGGAACTGTACCCGCTCCGGCAGGAGCGTAAAAACTTTCATCTGAAACACTTATGCTAACACCAGGGCTCACTAATGTTGCCATAATAATCTCCTAATCTAATATATTAGATACGATAAATTCGTATGCTATTATTTATCTTTTTTAGGGTTTTTTGGTGTATTAAGGAAATTTAACGGTATTAGGCGATATTAAACAATTTTTAGTGCTGTTTTAAATAAGTCTTTGTGTATGTCAGCAATATTTTTCTTAAGTGATGTTATATCGCTATTGTTTTCTATAACAATGTCTACTGGGTATCCTGCCCAGTTCCATTCACTTTCGTGTACTTCACGATATCTAGTTTCCATAATTTTTCTATTGATTGCATTAGTAGATGCTGTTTTAGCAATTTCAAACCAATCTGGTAACTCACCGCGTTGTACCCAAATAATTTTGCCGCCTAATTTTTTAATTAGATCGAGCTCATTTGTAAATCTTGCATCACTTACAACAACACATCGCTCTTCTTGTTTTGCTCTCAGTCTGTATTCTAAACTGTCTATCCAAATATCTTCATGAAAATGGTTACGCATTACATCAGTTCCCATTAATTGTAATGCTAGTCTAGGAGTAAAATGATCTATACCTGTTTTTTTACTCCAGTATATGTCTGGAGTTTCTCGCCATTCGCGACTTTCAACAGTGTCGCCTTCTAATAGTGATCTGTTCCAGCCAAACGTTGCACTAACTACATCTTTAAGTGGAGCGGCGAATGAATCTTGTACACAGCCGTATTTAACAAACTCTTTTGCTACTGTATCTTTACCTGAGCCTATAAATCCTACTATGCCTAATAATTTCATTAACCAATTACAAATCCGAGCGGATCGTTTCCTTCTTCCATTAAGTGTATCTGTTCGTTTAGTTTTTCTAGTTCTGCTTGTGCTTCTGATTTAAGTTCTGTGCCGTTTAACTGTATTGCGCCGCCAGCGCCTGGTAGACCCGAAGTATATTTACTTCTTGCTTCACCAAGCATGTATTTAGACTGCGAAAGTGTATATGCCGCTAACCAATCACTTGCATATACATCTTTAAGTAGTATACTTTCTGGGATGTAATTGTATACACCTACTGCAACTTCTTCTTCGTGCCTAACATTTCTTAAGATTTTAAGAACTTTTGTATTTCTGTTCCAAAGAAAGTTGTACTCGCTACCAAACACACGACCAATAGTTTCTTTGTATTGTGCAAATGCATCAAATACTGCAAGTCCGCCTATTTGTCCTGCTTGTAGCATGTACATGTTGTTAAATGCAACATCAAATGGATCAAAGTTGGTGCCACCGCCACTGTTAGTACCAATACCTCTGCGATAAAGTCTGCGTACTTCCATAACTTCATCAGGTAATGTGTATTCAGTCACATTTTCTTGCGTAGTAATAAAGATCATACTTTCTTCTACTGCACCCGAACTAAGTTGGCGGTATTTTGACAGTGCTTTTTTAATTGCAACGTCATAATGCTCGCGATCAAGTTCAACATCAACTATGCCGTCTGCTAAACGTAGTTGTGTTTCTTTGATGAGCTCTTCTCTGCTGTTGTATCCGATATCATTTGCCATACTACTATTTATCTTCTTTTCAATTAGAATGCTTTAAGTATGACTGTACTGTCGTTGAATCGGCCATTTAATTTTGTATCGGTAGTTTTAATTTCTTTAAATGCTTTTGTGTATTTGGTTTTTGCAGTACCTTTAAATAATTTTAATTGTTCTGCTGGTTTTCTAAGAGTCTTTTGGACACTTTTATTTGTATTGAAGTCTAGTATGCTTGTTCCTTTAACAGTTAATCCTGTTTTAAGATCATCAACAGTATATACACCAAGTTTTCTAGTTTTAGTATTGTAGACCCAAACTTCAGTGGCTTCAATTATATCTGTTGGATTGACACTCGCTATGCCCAATTCGGGGTCGTTAAGTTGATATTTTAATTTTGCTACTAATTTTTCTTTGCTAGGTGCTTTCTTAACTCGTGTTTTGCGTGTGGCTTTGCCTGTTTGCACAAACGTATCGCAAGCAGTATTTATTTTTTCAAAAAATGCTACATAATTCTCACGAGTCTTTTTATCAAAATTAGAGTAGGCTTCTTTAATGTACTCGTCTGACCATTCTTTGACTAGCAATGCTTCTTCGTATTGAGTTTGAAATTCTTCCTTGATAATTTTAGCATGATTTGGTTTAATGCAACCGCCTTCATACGCTCTCATCTCATTATAGGGATCGAATTTTTTTAGATCAAAATCACCATCAACTAGTTGATCAATATAATATTCCCATTCTGCCATAAGTGGTGTTACTTGCTGTTTCATTCTTTCTTGAATGCTTATAACAATTTTAGGCTTTTCATCTTCTTTCTTTTGTTTTTCTTCGATTATTTCTTCTGCTTTGTCTTGCAAACCAGGAATTTTATCTAGCAAATGCCTTCGTACATCAGGATGCATATATCCATTAGTCTTTGTCCAAATGTAAGTATGTTTAGCAAAAGTCCTAAACCAAACATCGGGCACTTTTTTTAGTTTCTTGATCAGTTCTTGGTCAAGGCCACTTTCTTTATCTAACCATAAATTAACAGTTGCATCTGCTTTTTTATCTGCAATTTCGTAATGCACAAAGTATTCAAATTTTCGATAAAGAGATTGCTTTTCTTCTTCGGTTTTTAGATTATTAATACTAAGCCAATCAGGCTCAGGCATTAAATATAAATTTTTGTTTTTTCTTTTAGCCATATTTCTCAGTCTTCAAAATTGTCGAAGGAAGGATCTAAAAATGCGGCCTTGATTGGATCAGGCCAAGTTTCAAATCCTAATATGCTCTGTTTATCTTTTAGAGCACTTCTTTTTTTGTAAAACTGAGTAATACTTATCATTCCGGTAAAAATCCCTTCTTTTTTACCTGCATTATAAGAAAAAACGGTGTTTAATACTACAAATCCTATAAAAAGTGCGGCTGTTGCAAAATCCATAGTGCTACTTCCTTATGAGTTAAAAGTTAATTATAACATTACTTAGTTATTTGTCAAGTATTTTATTAAGGTGCCAACTTTTACGTCTGTGGTAGTACATCAGATCTAAATGCTCTTCTAGAGATCTTGTTGTTTCTGGGTGTCGATCAGTCACTATAACTGTGTTGCCAAATGCATTAGATTTTAAATCTACAATGACTGGGGCGTCTAGATATTTGCCAAACTGCTTGATTTGCAAATTTGTTAATCTCTTATAATCGCTAATTATATTGTTATCAACTTTGTCTTTTAAAAAGTTTGCTACTAAATCAACAAAATATTCGACTAAGTTGCTTTTTTGGATTGCAGGCATTAACGATTGAAACATTTGCCAACCTTCTAATGAGTAATTACCTAACGTAACACCCATGTATCCTTTAACTTTCCATTGTTCTAAACCTAATTTAATTTGCTCAATCCATGAGGATAAATGTTTATCATCTTTTATTGCTTCAAACAAATCACTGTAAAAATCTATGTATTCTGTTTGTTTATTTTCATAAAAATATTTTGAGATCAAATTTGTTATTCCGTACATATGAAACCCAATAATAAACCAACTTAGAATAGATGCTTCTATTAAATCTTCACGTGGCAATGTTTTTGTTGATTCTATTACTTCAACTGACTCTGCTAATCCGTCTTCGATGTCTTGTTTAAATGTTTTTGTGTGAACTCCGTAGAAAAAGTCGTAAGCCTTAAAAGTTTTAAGATCGTATTCGACTACTTGTTTAACGTACATAGGAGAGTTTATTATAAGTTGTAAATAATAAATGTCGTAATTAGTTATACCATTTTTCATTACATCATTTAATGTATTTTTCCAAGATAATTTTGTTTCACCAGGCATTCCTAATATTAACTCTGTGGATATAGGCAGACGATTATCTTCTGCTAATTTCACAACTTCGTCTATTGTGTTTATTTTCATATTGCGCCTATCTATATTAGCAAGAACGTCCGAAGAAGTTGTTTGTAAACTTAAAATGATTCCAGATTGTATGTCCGCATCGGCAAACGTTTTAACAATGTCCACTACTGTTTTATTACTGTTTTTTGCATAACTCACACTAATACCACTAGGGTAACCATAACTTTCCTTACAGTCTACAATTATTTGTGCTATTTGTAGATCTCTATCTTTAAAAATACCAAAATTACTAGATGTTAGCGATATAAAAGGTAATCTATTTTTTCCTACCCATTCTATTTCAGCATTAATTCTATCAAAATAAAGTTTATACATTTTACTTGCAGTTGCACTACCCCAATCACAAAAAGTACAACCATACGGACATCCACGATCAGTTTCAATAGTCGGAACCCATTCAATGTCAGGAAATTTTGCAATTAAGTTATCGAAGAGTCCGTCCAAGTAAGGGCTAGGAAGATCTAAATCTTTAATTCTATCAAATTCATATTTTTTTTCTAGTTGTGTGCCTTCGATAAAATCTAGCAGAATTTTTTCTACTGCTAACTCTCCTTCTCCTATAACAATAGAATCTATGTAAGGATATTTTTCAAATAAAGCAGGATCGCGCCAAGGCGTTTCTGGTCCGCCTAGTATAATTTTTATATTAGGATATGATTGTTTTAATGTTTCAGCAAGTTTAAGAGAATATTTAATATTCCAGACATACACACTCAATAAGACAATGTCTATGCCGGCATGGTTTTTTACAACACTATCAATAGGGTCTCTTCGAAATGTTATGTTGCCTAAAGCAAAATTTTCTTTAATTTGTTGATTAAGTTGTACATAGGACCATAAGGCACCTACACTATAAGGTAAGTAAAAACTGTTTAAGTGCTTTGGTCCTGTTTGAAAATTAGGCTGTACAAGGCTAACATTATACATTATTTTCCTTTAGAAAATCGCCTATCTTGATTGTGAGGTAGATTATTTTGTACAATATCTTTCCAGACTGCAATGGTTCTGTCTAGTCCTTCATTAAGACCAACTTTAGGTGCCCAGCCTAATCTAGTAGTAATCTTATGGTTAGTACTATTAAGCAGATAGATTTCGCCTGGTCTAGGTGGCTTAGTATTCCAGTTAATATGTCCTGTCCAGCCAAGTTTACTTGCAATAAGAGTTACATAGTCTTTAATTTTAATTGCATTGTCTGGGCCAATACAGAAAATTTCTCCTTGACACTTGTCAGGATTTTCAATAACTGCTTGCCACGCATCAAGAAGATCGTCAATATAGATAAAGTTACGGTATGGTTCACCGTAGCCTAAATTGATTTCTTTTTCGTTTGTAAGCATTTGGTAGATAATTTGTTCTGTTACAAAGAAATTGTTATCTTTTCTTCCATACGCATTAGTCTGACGAATTGCGGTAAAGGGTAACCCATAACTCCTATGGGCGTACTCAAGGTATTTCTCGCACCCATACTTAGCAACAGCATAAGGAGCATTGGGGTTTGGAGGTGTACTTTCATTAAATGCTATAATTCCTTCTTCTCTGCCTTCTCTAATAAGGTCACTAATTGGTTGCCAACCATACACTTCCATTGTACTAGCAAATACAAAGTTTTTTAAGTTTGGCAATGATGCGGCAATTTCAATTAAGTTTACTGTGCCCACATAATTAATTTCGCTAAATGTAATTTGCTCATAAAAACTATCTTGTACTTCTGTTCTTGCGGCTAAGTGTACAATAATTTCAGGATCAAATTGTCTTATTTGAAACCCTACTTTGTCGTGATCTCTGAGATCGTGTTGTAAAAATTCTAGTTTGTGCTTGTCTTTAAGTCGTTCAACCATGTGCTGGCCGATAAAACCGTCTGCTCCTGTTATAAAAATTCTCATGTGTAAATTCCTTTGTTTGCAAATCCAGATACCTGTAATGTATATCTGTTTTCGTTACCTATATTTATTACTGAGTGAATCTTACCTAATTTAATAATAGCATAATCTCCTTTTTTATAATTAAAACAAATTGTGTTATCCATTTCAAAATAATGCCCGATCTTATGATCTTGTAAAAATAAATTTATTCTTACTGGTTCTTTATCGGTAATATCTATATTATTAACTCTGGCAAATTCTCGCAATTTTAAAAATGCATCTCTGTGTGGTGGGATAAAAAATCCCGGTTCTATTAAATTAATTGTTACCATGCTATGCTCGATAGTGTTAGCAAACATGTCTTTTATTTTATGAGCCCACTCAGGGCAATCGGATCCGAATGATTGATGAACTATTGCTGATTCTTGTTTTACTTTTGGTTTCGGTAATCCTAATTCCTCCCAAGTAAATTCTATATGGTGAGTTTCCTTAAATACTGTTTGATCTAACATTTCATCTGTTAAAAAATCAATATCTATATGACCTTTGATCAAACTATTATTGGTCATAATCCAGGTTCTCTTCTTTTGCATAACCTGTAAGTTGCATTGTAAATCTTGTTTGATACCCTAGGTTTGCAACTAAATGTGTGCAATCTGGCTTTATGATTGTGTAGTCACCTTTTACATAGTCGATCCATGCTTCATTTTCCATTTCGAAATAATGCCCTTCGAGTCTATCTTGTAAAAATAAATTTATTCTTATAGGAGATAAACCTGATATATCTATATTTTGATTTTTAACTTTTTGTTGCATTTTAAAAAGTGTATCGGTATGCGGTGCAATAAATCTACCTGGTAATATTTTATTAACAGTAACCATGCTATACTTTAACCAAGGAAATAAATCTTTGCAGTTTGCTACCCAACCGGGGCAGTCGCCCTCAAACACTTGTTGCACCCAAGGTGCGTCATGAGGGTAATCAGGTACTGCTACTCCTTTCCTATCCCAATAACCTGCACTCCAAACCGTGTTGACGTGCTCCACAAACTTTAATCTGTAAAGCATTTCGTCGTCTATATGACTTATGTCAACATGTCCTTTATACATTTTTTAATACTGTAACCTGTGCAGAATAAAAAGGCTCGTCGCCCATGTTACCTGCTATGTGCCAATCATCGTTACCAAACTTAACCCATTCGCCTGCACTCCATTTAGTAAATGGTTGATCATGTACTTCGTAATAGTGGCCTCGTTTCCAATCTTCTAGGAAAATTAAATAACGATAACTTTCTCCTTCACCATGTGCTTCTTTAAGTTTAAAGTGCTTGTCTACATGATGAGGTATAGTTTGACCTGGATCAATTTTAATCACACTTACAACATGATGGTCAAAATCTTGCGGTAGTTGTTTAGCAAAGTCATGTACCCATTGAGGCGACTCATCAAACATTTGCCAAATACTGCTATTACCTTCAGTATAATAATGATGTAGTTTATCGTATTGTCTATAACATTGAAAATAATCTACAAATTTTAGATCATTTAACATTTTATTAGTTACATCAATGTCAAGTTTGCCGTATTTAATCACAATAACTCTCTAAAGTTCCTCTTCTTCTTAAATCTAATGTAGCACAATGTATGCCGCCTGAGAGCGTCATAGAGTGACGGAATTGGACAGGTACACTGTTGATACCATATTTGTCTAGCTCACGCATTAGAGGCTCTTGTGCTGAGTCTAAGACTACCGTATTCTCGTCTACACTGAGTAAGTTCATACCAATGTATGGAGAACACGGGGGCATGTAACCTTGGTCTGCTAATTTACTGCCTTGTACAACACAATCATCAAACCAAATCTTATCCCACTTAGCAAACATTTCCGGACAGTTGTCTGGTGTTACTCTTGAGCTGTTTAATAACACTAATCCAGGTCTTAGTGGAACAATGGTGCTGTCAAAGTGAGCAAAACTATAAAGTTCGCTGTAATGTAATTTGTAACCCATAGGCTCTAATAATCTTTTAAGCCACTTAAAGCCTTTCATGTTGCCTGAGTTACTTACTTGATATAATAAGTCTCTGCCTACTCTCACAATATTTGGTGCATCAAAACATATCTCATGATCCAATAATGTTGGTTTGTTTTCAATGTCTTCAAAAGTGTACATGTCGTCATGTAGTTTTGGCTTAGGTGCTTGTAACCAAAGAGCACCGTCTTCGAATGCTTCATATAAAATATCTTCGTATAACCTTGTTTCAAAATATCTTGCTCTTACAGGAGTAGGAGTTTCTATTAACATATCTCCTAATGGCAGTATTAAATCTCTTGGGCACCAACTATACCAGCCTTTGGTATTCCAACCTTGACCAATATCGTAATTTACTTTGTCCCAATCAATAATTTTAGGTCTGTGTACTATAACACCTAAGTCTTCAAGTGCTTTTGCAAGACCATCTGCATCTTCGTTGGCTTCGTCGATTACCCATTGCGGATAAGTGCCTTCTAGTTTTTCTACGTCTTCTTTTGGAAAGTTTGCATAACTAAAACTTCTTGCTGAAATGTCTGTTGCTATGCGTGAATGATGGGCATGTCCTACTATAATCTCTTCTAAAGGGTCCCAGTCGTTGTGAGAATTTACAATCATTTTGTCTCCTGTGTGTAATCATAATCAACTACTATTTATCGGCTTAGATTTAGCAATCTCCTAAAAATTCGCTTACACATACTCTATAATTCCCCCTAACACCTCTATTAAATTCGGTATGTCGAGCGTCGTCACCTAATCCAAATATTACTGTGTCAGTCCATACTAGATCTTCCTTGTGGCAAAGTTCTTCGTATGCATCCTTATATTTTTGCCAATTATAATCAGGCGAAAAGTTACGCATATACTCGACGCCTAACGCCATAGAATGATTATTAGCCATTTTAACTTCGTTTAGCATACTAATACCATCGTCAGCATAATCTTTTGTAAACCTTACGCCCACTCTGTGATTTTCCAAAGTAAAAAATGGTTTGCTAAGACTGCATGTAACTTCTTTAATACAAGGATATAAATTTAAATCGATATGCACGTTTTTTGCTATCCCCCAATATGCTAAATCTAAACACACCGGAATTTCGAAATCATTGCAGACCCCCATTATGTTTTCAAACTCAGGATGTATGGCGCCATAATCACTAAAAGGGGCACTAATTATTAATGCATGTAAATCTTTTCCGTATAAAAAGTCAGGGTGTATGTGCATTAACTCTTTAAATTCTGCAAATTTAGTAATGCATCGATGATATTGAAACTCTCCGTTTAATGCAACAATTTGTCTTTTGTGATTATGTTTCATTACAAAATGATCGAATGTTTGGCTAGTACCCTGTGTATAGTCTGCAAAACTAAATGATTCTAACCCTTTAAGAGATTTATTGTCGCTGTAATTTATCCACTCACGAAAAGTATTAGTATATGTGTCTAGGTCTACATCTTTTAAATTTATATTTTTATGAAAATCATAAATTTCTTTGTTTCGTATTGGTCTTGCTCCTCTAACTGCAGGCATTATTTAACTCCTTAAAAAAGTTTCTATTGCTAAAGTGTCTAAAGTTACCAGACTTAATATGCTTATAATTTTTATCTATTGCTGGTTGACACTTTTTAAGTAGTGCGACCATATCGTCAATACTTAGAGTTTCTAGTTCTTTAATAGTTAAATAACACCACTCAACTCGATCAAACATTGTATCTTGTTGGCTGAAAGATAAATCAAAAACATCTCTATAAACATCAAAACCTATTTTTTCCATTTCCTCATATACACCCTTACTACCAAATGTAATATAAGGAACTTTGTAATACATAGGTATCATTTGTTTTTCGTCTGCATATCCCCATCCGTTAGGCTCACCACTAGCAATAATCGCTATATTAATATTTTTATATAACCATTCTGGTGGATGTCCTTTGTCTTGAAATCCGACCATGTCTAATTTATGTGGTGGCTTATAAAGGGTATGCATCATTTGATTAACAAATTTAGGGTTATCTACATCGTCGAGCACTTCTTTAATAGCAACCGACAGCATATTAACTTGGTATTGATACTCGTTGCTATTTTCTTTGATGTTGTCTAACCACCATGGTTGTAAACTCCATAATCTACTATAACGTACACTCGATAAATTAGATTCTATTAATGTACTCATGATAAGTCTATGTGCCCTAGGATTACGCATTGTCAATAAGAACTTATTACCGCATGTCATGTACTCCGGGGTTTCATCGGGTGCTTCTGTTTGAGTTTCAATGAAATGTCTGGGGCTATCTTTGAATTCGCTGTATTCCTTTATATAATGTACTCTATCAAAATACCATAATTTAAAAATTATTTTCACATTATTGCACTGTTTAAGTTTAGCAAAGTTATGTTCATATCGATTTGGTATTTCTCCTGACCCGCTCATAATAAAAAAACATTCTTTATACTTATTGGCTAGTTCTGCAATAAACAAATTATTTTCATTATAGTAAGGCTCTGTGCTTGTATAAAGAAGAAATATTTTTTTGTGTGTTGTAATTTTACTATTAATAGTTTCTATTATTTTAGTAACTTCTTCACCCAACGGTGTAATACTGTTAATACCATTACGGTCTTCAAATGATAGTTTATTACTTTGATAATCTATTGGTACAATAACATCCCCGTCTACAAGTTTAGATACATCTCCGTCACTAATAACATTGTGAGAGATTTGGCCAAATTTGTTCAATTGGCAAATAGTTTCCAAAGGCAAGTATACCTGATTTAAATTTTTTAATAGATCAGATTGGCAATGGTCTTGTAAATAATAGATGTTATACATAAATTAAAATTGTGCTGTCTCCGTACTGTCTTTAAGTGCGGCTACACTGCTTGCACCTACTGCTTCGCTAATTGCATCAAAGTATCCAACACCAACTTCTCTTTGATGTTTAACTGTGGTAAATCCGTCTACTTGTGCTCTAAACTCTTTTTCTTGTAAATCGCTGAAGGCAAGCATACCGTTTTCTCTGTACTGTTTTGCAAAATCAAATACAGCATAGTTTGTGGCATGAAATCCAGCAAGCGTAATAAATTGAAATTTAAATCCTAGTTTTCCGAGTTCATGCTGAAACTCTTTGAGTTCTTCACTGCTAGGAATACTTTGTCTCCAATTAAAACTTGGAGAACAGTTGTATGCTAACATTTGATCAGGATATGCTCCTCTTACTGCATCAGCAAAATATTTTGCTTCTTTGAGGCTTGGTGTACTGGTTTCACACCAAATCAAATCTGCATACTCTGCATACGCCTGTCCTCGTTCTGCACCATATTCCATTCCACCATTAATCTCATAAAAACCTTCTGGTGTTCTATTGCCTGTGCAAAATCTTTTATCTAAATCATCAACATCATTGCTTAACAGTTTTGCACTTTCTGCATCTGTACGAGCAATAATCACTGTGTCGGTTTCTGCAACATCACTGGCAAGTCTTGCCGCATTTAAATTTCTAATTGCTTGACTTGTAGGAATAAGTACTTTGCCACCTAGGTGGCCGCACTTCTTTTCGCTTGCAAGTTGATCTTCGAAATGCACTGCCGCCGCTCCTGCTTCGATTAAATTTCTTGCGAGCTCGTATGCGTTGAGTGCGCCACCGAACCCTGCTTCTGCATCAGCAATGATTGGTGCGAAGTTAAAGCCTTGTCCGCCTTCAAGCACATCGATTTGATCTTGTCTGCGGAACGCATTGTTAATGCTACGCACCACATTAGGAACGGAATCGACCGCATATAGACTCTGATCAGGGTAAGTCTCATTTTGTGAATTAGCAGAAGCCGCGACTTGCCATCCTGATAGATATATAGCGTCAAGTCCCGCTTTAACGTGTTGTACAGCCTGTTGCCCATTATATGCTCCAAACGTGTTGATGTATGGCTTTGTTGCTAGTAATTCTCTGAATTTTTTAGCACCGTTTTTAGCCAATGTGTGTTCAATTTTTACCGAACCCTGTAACTGTTTTACTTGCTCGGGGGCGTAATTCCTCTTGTTTCCCATGATACTACTTCCTCTTAGTATGTGTGTTCTGGCGGAGAGAGAGGGATTCGAACCCTCGATACAGTTACCCGTATAACACCTTAGCAGGGTGCCGCTTTCGACCACTCAGCCACCTCTCCGAATCGACTTTCTATTTCTTTTAATATATATCTTGCAATTAAAGCATGTCCTACCTTATTTGGATGTCGGTCATCTTCAGATTCTACATGATTATTTGCTATTTCACTAAATGATAAATCTAGATAATTACTTGTGTCTATTTCGTTTGCTAACATTTTTAAAAAGTCTAAATTTAGTGTTTCGTCTGCAAAACTATTGTGTTTAATTAAATCATCATTATGCCTATATTTTAAAATGTGCCATGGGGCACAATTATGAGGAAACATACACCCGTAGATCACTTTAGCAAACTTTCTTTTTTTCAAAAACTCTTGCAGTGTTAGAGTATAATGCATTTGTTTCATTAATATATCTTCTTCGCTAAAAATATTATGAATATGAAATATTGATGGATCTTTTGCTTTAATGAATTTTATATTATCTTCGTCTAAGTGTTGCATTCTATCGTCGAATACACTTCGATGTGGGTGTTGTTGTACATAACCTATATTGGGTACAAACCATTCGAATCTAGTATAATCAGTCCACTGAATAACCACTACCCAATTTTCTGGATCATCGATATTACTGAGGTATTCCATAGAACGTCTAATAGTGCGATAGTTACTAGAACCGCGCCATGCTTCATTTACTACTAGATCAAATTTATCTTCTAGTTGGTGGGGCCATGCAAAAGAACATCTATGATTATCATCATAATCTTTGTGTCCGTGGGTAAAACTACAGCCGTTAGTGTATAATTTCATATAAATATTTATCGGAGTTAAATACACACTTAATAATTTTACGATAAATATCAGCATGTACAAAAGTCATGTTAATAGTGTTCACATAGAAGTAACCGATCGATGCAATGCATTATGTCCAGCATGTCCTAGAACTTTTAGTGGCAGTTTTGAAATGCCTTATGTAAAAAATCAAGAATTAGGGTTAGAATATTTTAAGTTACTAGGCAAAGAGTTTATTTCAAATATTAGAACATGGAATTTTTGTGGCACAAAAGGCGATCCAGCATCAGCACAAGAACTATTTGAAATTTTAGATTATATTCTAGATTGCAATCCTAAAGCATTTATAGAAGTTAGAACAAATGGTGGAGCAAGAAATCCTAAATTTTGGAAAAGCATAGGTGAAAGATTCAAAGGAACATACTCAAGTGTTGTATGGAGCATAGACGGTTGGGAAGAAACTAATCACATATATCGTAGAAATGTTAAGTGGAGTAAATTATTTGAAAATTTACAAGCGTATGTGGGAACAAAAGCACCTGCAAAATGGGAGTTCAACAAGTTTGCTCATAATATGAAAGACTTGCCTATCATAGAATACTTTTGCAAGAAAAATAACATTGATCTCATACTGCGTGAACCTTTTGGATTTGAAACTATAGATGCAATGACAGTTGACAGTGAATACAAAGAGCAAGTAAAAAGATTGCCTGTTTACAAAATTGTAGACGATGTGGCTAATTTAGACTATGAAATTGAACCTTTTGACAAAGAAAATAAAATTTTAGTATCAACTAGCCGTAAACAAGTACACAAAGATGAAGGGCTAAAGCCGGGTGTATATAATAAAGAAAACTGGTGTAATGTAAACGGTACTAATATAGATGTTGAATGTGTTGTAAGTACTAATAATAACAGACAGGAGATTTATATTGATTCTGATGGTACTATATTGCCCTGTTGTTATATAGGTTCAACATACATTATGGGCGATGAGCAATGCCGAGAAATGGTAGACCCTGTAAAAGAAAGTTTAATAGTTTCAACAGATAATTCCATTTATGATGTGCTAAACAGTGACTTTTTTCAAAAAACTATGCCGAGTGGCATACAAGGAAATATGGATAATGATGTGAAGTATTGCATTACTTGTTTACACCATTGTAGAAAGCGATAAATAGTAGTATGGGCAAATTAAGTTTATGGAATCCAACAAAAACTAATGACTTCAACTTTATAGATAGAATAGTTGGAGAGCATCTCTACGCAGGTGGAACCGGCGTACATGTACACAAATATATAGGTATACAGGATACAGAAGTAACCGGAGATCCTACAAGACCAGGTGGTGCAGGTGGTGGAGAAACATATATACAAGATGTACTGTTTTTAGAGAACAGAGACCGCAAGTACGACACAAACATATACGAATTACGTGGGCAATATAATTTAGGCGACAATGATTCGTTTGATTTAACACAATTCGGTATGTTCTTGGCAAATGATACTCTTTTTATGAACTTTCATATTGAGAGCATGGTTGAAGCAATAGGGCGTAAACTTATGCCTGGCGATGTACTAGAATTACCACATTTAAGAGACGACCTGTTATTAGGCAGTGACGAAGCAATAAACAGATTTTATGTAGTTACAGATGGTAGCAGACCAGCAGAAGGTTATGATCCCCGTTGGTGGCCTCACTTATGGCGTGTCAAATTAGGACCTATAAGCGACAGTCAAGAATACAGAGATATACTCGGTACTGGCGAAGAAGAAGGAGACCTCAGAAATCTCATCAGCACATACGCAGATGAAATTACAATTAACGATAAATTATTAGAACAAGCAGAAAATGATGTGCCGTTTGACACACAAACTAGATCAAAGGCACATTTATACGTTGATGAAAATGCTAAAGGAAAAGCAGGCATCGGTTTTGGTGGTGGCGACGGTCTTCCGCCTAATGGTGTAAGTATTGTGGGCAGTGGAGAAACATTCCCTATAAACGGTGTTAACAACGGTGATTACTTTTTGCGTACAGATTTTTCACCAAATCGACTTTTTCAAAAGAGCGGAAATCGTTGGTTAAAAGTTGAAGATGATTCTAGAGGAACTTGGGCCGCGGCAAATAGAATTTTAACAGGCTTTATTAATAATGACAATCTTGTTTCACTAGAAGACGGCGAAACAATTAACGAAAAAACAAATTTAAGCAAGGTTGTAAAACCTAGGACAGATAACTAATGGCAGGCAAAAATTTAGATTACTGGTATGACGAGCAGATAAAAAGATATTTGTTACAGATTATTCGAGTTTTCTCTCATTTCAAAGTAAAAGAAAATACAAAGAACGGTGTAAAACTTAATCGTGTGCCTGCACGTTATGGCGATATCAGCAGAATGGTTGCAAGCATTTTAAGAGGTAACAGCGAAAACGTTATTAACAGTGCGCCTTTTATAAGTGTTACAATAGGCAGTGTACAAGTAGCAAGAGACAGAACACATGAACCTTATCTAGTTGATACTAGGCAAGTTGCTGAAAGAGAGTGGGATAAAGAAGCAAAAGCATACACTAGCAATCAAGGAAACTTGTATACCACACAGCGATATATGCCAGTTCCCTATAACATGACCATAAGTGTTGATATCTGGACTACGAATACTGATACCAAATTACAAATTTTAGAACAAATATTTGTACTGTTTAATCCCAGTCTACAATTACAGCAAAACGATAATCCTCTAGATTGGACCAGTGTATTCGAGCTCGAACTCACAGATATTCAATGGAGCAGTAGGAGTGTTCCTGCTGGTGTAGATGAAACATTAGATATTGCTAATTTGCAATTTGCAGTTCCTATTTGGATTAGTCCTCCAGCAAAAGTGAAAAAGCAAAGTATTATACAAACAATTATTGCTGATGTTCATAGTGTAAAATCTTTAGATGGTTTAAATTTTGATAATGCGTATTACGATTTCTTTGGCGACATAGACGATACTGCAGAAATAGTTGTTACACCAAACGATTATCATTTACAAATAGACGGCGCAAATGCAGTACTATTGGATAATGCTGATAGAGGACAAAACTGGAGCGATCTTATAGAAATGCAAGGTTCGTTATCAGAAACTAGCAAACTTAAATTAAATATATCACCTGACAGCGATTCAGATTTAAATTTAATTACTGGTCGAGTAACAGTAAATCCTATAGATCCTACTAAACTAATTTTTAATTTAGACACTGATACACTTCCGTCTAATACCTTAGACGATATAATAAAAATTATTGATCCTAGAGCAAACCATCCGGGTGATGGAACTTTAGACAATGCAGATATCGGACAACGATATTTAATTACCGAAACCCTCGATGCAGATGCATGGCCCAATTGGGGCATTGATGCAGGAGAAGGCGATATTATAGAATACAACGGAACCAATTGGACCGTAGCATTTGATGCTAGTGCCATAAGTACTAATCAGTATGTGACAAATTCATATACTAATAAACAGTACAAATGGGACGGTTCTAGTTGGATTAGTAGCCATGAAGGTGTATATCGTCCTGGGTTTTGGAGAATTTCTTTTTAATGACAGTAACAGCGGCAGGCGTAGTATTTTTAGCCAAGGACACCGGAAGGTGTATGTTACAACTACGTGACTCAGATAAAAAATTTAATCATACTTGGGGATTTTGGGGCGGCCTTATTGATAAGGGCGAAACACCCTATGAATGTATTATCAGAGAATTAGACGAAGAAATAGGGTTAGTGCCCGAATTACAAAAATTAAATCCAATAGATGTTTATCAAAGTAAAGATAAAAACTTTTATTACTACAGTTTTGTATATGTAGTAGAAGAAGAGTTCATGCCTCCTAAATTAAACGGAGAAAGTGCAGGATATGCATGGGTTAATATAGGACAATGGCCAAAACCTCTTCACAATGGTGCTCACATAACACTAAACAAGAACGGTGGCACCGAAAAACTGCACACTATACTCGACATTCATAACGAATAAATAATAGTATGAGCAACGGAGAAATAATAGATTTCAACGTCTTGCGAATACAGAACGAGCTCGACAAGTATCAGCGAACTAAAACTATTCCACACACAATTTTAGAAGGCGTTTACGATATAGAGGAAATTAAAACAATCTATATTAATAAACTTCCGCCTAAATATAAAAAAATTGCAGACAAGTTACTAGAAGATTATTACAGTCAAATACAAACAAATATAGAAAAACTTAAAGTTACATTGCGAAATGAATACTTTAAGACAATGTCTTCTTTGGCTACTGAAAAAGATAGTTTTAAGTTTGCTAATTTGCAAACAAAATACAGGAACAACATAAATCCTGTAAGAGCGTTGTATTATGAGACTAGAGAAATCATGCGAAGTTACAACCCGACCAATGAACATCATGTTTGGTTGAAAAGTCTTGTGACTGATACATCTTATAATAATATTATTTTAGATGCTCTTGCTAAAGATATTGCTAAATTAGAACGTATCGTAAAAAGATATTATTATCCTATTGTTCACAACACAAAAAATATCCCGTTAGAATTAGTTCATGCTAAAACTACCATAAAAGATTTTAGGTTTTATTATGACACATTTAAAAATGTAAAACTATGGGACTACAACGAAGAATAGTCGTCAGTTGCAAAGAAAAAGTTAACTGTAAATCTACGGTGGGCTTTAACGTTCACTCCTGCACTGTGAAAAGATACCGGTGATACCGGAAATAATAATAATTGTCCCGGATTTCCACCGACTTCAAAACCTTCATCGTCTTCTACAGTATGCATCTGTGTGCCAAAAATCTTCTCCGGATCTACATATAGAATGCCTCGAACAGGAATAGCAAATTTACCATCATAATTATAATCGTTGTGTGGAGGGAGCTCAGACTGGTTGTCAAACATATTTGTACATATTGTCATTTGTGTGCATTTAGTATTCCACAATAAATTAATTTTATCTAATAAAATTTCATCATAAGCAGAAATAATTTCTTGTACAGGATGCGAACTAACACTATTAAATTCTTTAAACTGTTGCAAAATTTGCATGTCTCCTGCATAACTGGTATATACTCTTTTTATATAATAAGGATCAACAAAGTCGTCAATAAGAATATGTTCCCATGGATTGTAACTTATATTTTCTTTTTTAATTTCGTTATATTTTATCATACTATTTGCTTGTTGCTATAAATACACCGTTCCAATCTTCTGGTAGGTCTTGAGTTTTTTGGAATTCGCAACGCTCAATCCACATGTCATAATACGCATTCATTTTACCATCAAACTCACCTTTAAGTTGTTTGCAAAAATGTATTGCCATATCAAAACTTTGATTACGATAGCACTCGTGCATTTTATCGTGCTGTGGTTGTATGGCAGGCCAGTTTGTGCTTTCCCAAGCATAGTCCCATGTGCTTAATACCGTGTATATAGTAATCCCTACACTCTTACCTTTTACTGCTAAATCATCTACCTTAAGATAAAAGAATTCATCAGATGTTTCGTTATAAGTATTTTCGCCCACAAGCAATAAGCACCCGTACTCTTTACATTTGCTTTCTATCCTAGCGGCAGTACTAACAGCGTCTCCAAGAACATCATAACTGTGTCTGCTTGTAGAACCCATTTCCCCAAGATATCCCAAGCCAGTATTAATGCCAGCCCCCATACCAATGGGTGGTCTGCCTTCCGCAGTAATTTTCTCATTAAAGTCCTCCACTGCTGTTAACATGTTTAGTCCAGTCATAACTGCTGAATGTGCATGTCGTGGATCATCATTGGGTGCATTGTGTACATGCATACTAGCATCACCGATATACTTGATAATCATTCCGTCCGCATCAAGTACAGGTTGTGTGATTGCATCCATGTAACCATTCATTAACTTTGTTAATCCTTGCACATCGTCACCGAAACTTTCACCTAATGGTGTAAAGCCACGCAGGTCACTAAAACAAATTGAAATCTCTCGTTTCATACCTTCTTTAATCAGTGCAGGGTTTTGTTGAAGCATACGCACAACTGTAGGCGAGCAGTACCCTGCAAACTGCTTCTGAATTTCCTGTCTAAGTTTGAACTGTATCCAAAAGTTGTTAAACGAACTATGTGTGAATACCAAGAACGCACTTAATGCAGGAAATGTTGCGTCAAATAAAACTAAATTGGCAGTATAAGAATGTACACTATAATATACAATTCCACCTATAATGCCTACTGTAGTAAACAATCCTGCCCATATAGGCAACTTGTATATTGCTATTGCTATTAAAACCATGCTCAACAAAGCACACAGAAGCTCTACAAGCGACGATAATTCTGATCTGGTAATGTTACTACCATCAATGAAATTTTGTAGCATAGACGCTTGTATGTGCTGTGGCAGTATGTTGCCTCTCGGAGTGGGTACCGGATTGGCAACACCTTCTGCACTCACACCCACTATAACGAACTTTCCACCTAAGTCAGGCAGTTCACTCGCATCTGTATATTCGTATTCATCAAAAGAGTTATTAAAACGAATATAGGCTGTTCCATCAGGCTGTGTAACAATAGGTTCAAAAGGTGGTACTGCAAATTCTTGTACACCTATTTCTGATGTCTTTAACATATAACTTGGCTTTTGTGTATATGCTCTCAACATCTCAATAGCAAAGGAGGGATATATTTTGCCCTCTACACCAATTGCTAATGGATATGTTCTTGTTTGATTATCTGGTTGTGGTGC